GAAGCGCCTTGGATTTCTTGTAGGAGTTGGTAATCTCCTCAAAACTTGCCTTGACCTTGGAGCAATCGTCGCGGAACGCCCGAACGGAAATAAACAACATCTTGGTATCCGGCTCATAACGTGCCATCAACTGACCTCGTGGCTCACGGATCGGTGCGTAGTCAAGGCCCGTGCGATTGTCCTTGTTGCCGTTGATAACCAGCACGTCGTTGTGGTGCCTACCCATGAAGCCGCCGACAAACTCATCATTGTCGAACATGTACTTACGTGCACGTTCGCGGCTCAAACTAATAAGGTTCATTCCAAATTCAAATATTGGCTTGACCGGGATATCGTGCAGCCCCCAGTGTTTGGCAAGGGTGCCTCCGGTGGTAGCCAAGGAAACCATCAACGCCCAGTACCGCTCCGCGTTGCGGATCTCAGCGCCTCGGTCTACCCGCTCCTGAATCTCCCGCAATTTCTGCTGCACCATGGGTAGCTGCGAAACAAGGTTTTTGGCATACGGCTCAATGGCATGCCCATAATTTTGGCGAAGCCGATCAAAGTGGTCACGTGCCCAAATCGGGTCGTCTTTCAAGTCCTTGGGTACTTTTACCTCCATGACCCGTTTGAGTTCTCCATCAGGCTTGTTCTTGATGGAAAGCAGTGCGTCAGTGATGTACCGGTTGGATGAAGTAATGACGCCAGTCGCCCACCGTGTGTGGTTCGCGCGCTCCATGTTGTCATGCTGCTTCATCCGGTTCTTGCCTCTGCCGGAAGTAATCTCATAGACCTGCTGTGACAGCTTATCTGGCTCCATGTTAGTGATCTCGTCCATTGTAACGACAAGGTTTTGCATGGTGCCAAGCCGTTGCATGCGGGAGTTGTACGTATCGTCGGGCTTCAGCAACAACTCATTCGGTCTGCCGTAGATACTGTTGATCGCCTCAAGCACGGTGGTCTTGCCGGAACCCGAGTCGCTGCTCACGAGGTTGAGGAGGAAGCCGTCAAGCGAAGTGAATTTCATGAGCAGGGTGCCAAACCCCATGAAGAACGCAAACGCCCGCGCCTCCATGCCTTCCCGCCCGTAGGTGTTGATGATGTCTTTCCATATGTGGAAGTCACCCTTGGGTTTGAAAAGCGGGATGTGTGGCAGCGTCGGCCCTGACGGGGGGCTAAACACCGTCTCGGTTGCTCGAATCTCCCGATCTCCGATGATGATTGCGGAGTTTTCCTCAGTCCAACCAAACTGTTTGTAGGCTTTTTCGGCAACCGTTTTCATCTGCAACTCTTCTACCCATTTAGTTACGTATTGCATGAGCGCCTCTTGTTTCTTACCCAATATTGCCATGCCCTGCTCTGCAACAGAATTGATGAACCGTTCTCTTGACAGCACCCCGGACAACGGCAATATCCAGTCCCGCACACCGTCTTTGGGCAGGTGCAAGCGAAGTTGTATGGTTTCCCCTAAGTCGGGGTCTTTCATCCGTTTAACTACATAGAAGTCGTGGGGGTAAATCAACTCGTCAATCGGCTCCCCCTCGTCATCTTCTTTGTTGTGGCGGAATATGCCACCCGCTTTACCCCGAAAAAACGGGAACGGATACTTCGGGATGTGGTAGGTAACTTCTTCCACAACGCCGGGGATAATTGTCTGTAGCCCCTTGACCACGTTATCTTCTTCCGTAGCCTCAATAATCTCCCGGCTCAACTGAATGGGGGAGGTGATCTTCAGCTTACAGCCTTCGCAGCCGCTCGGGTTCAGCTTCTTGAACGTCGCGCACGTGTACGGCCCCTTGGTTTCCCGTGCTTTCTTGTCGGTGACTTCAGGGTCGTACTCCGGGTGCTTCTTGGAAATAGCGTGGATGCCCTTGTCCCGATCAGAGCAGTGCTGCGCAATCGACAACCCAGCCCGCCACAGCGGCTCTTCAATTTTGGCTTGGTTCTCGTAGATGTTGGCAATCTGTGCACAGCCAGTACCCTCTATCGATTTGATGAGGATATCCTTAAACTTGGACTCGCTCGATCCCATCAACGCCTGTGTCACGGCATCCGGCGCACGTTGGAAGTCTTTGCGGTCCAGCACCGAAAGGATGTCCTGTGTGGGTTCCAGCAACTTCTTTATCTGCTCGTTCGGAATGAGCGGAGCGAAGTGCAGGACTTCTACCGGGATCGGGTTAGTCGGGTCTTTGATATGGTTAGACCCCACCATGCGCAACACACGCGCTGCGTCTGCCGGGACTGCGTAGTCGATTTCAAACTTGTGCTCGGTGCACAGGTTCTTCAACCGCTCGGCGTAGGGCTTCCAGTCCTGACGGAGCATCTGCTCCTCAAGAATCCAGTACACGTGTGCCCCGCGCCCCGACTGTACTATGCTGGGCTTCGGTAGCCCGGTTGCTTTGCAGAACGCCTTGAGCGCAACCAGTCCGTCGTTAAGCGTTGGGTAAGGCTTGCCTTCGCCGCAGTCTAGGTCAATAAAGAAAGACTTGAGCGCCAGCGCGTTGGTTGCGTAGCGCCCGCTCTCCTTGGGGCCAAACTTCGCCAAGGCAAAAAATGAATTGAATTCAGCGGCCTGTAACTGATCCGCTTGTGCACAGAGTTGCTCTACTGATGTGGCAAACCGCTGTCGGACCTGCTCTTTCTTGTTCCCCCAGTTGCAGTAATGCTCACCCTCCGACAAGGGTGGAAGCACCGCTGAGAGAAACTGCTCCCTTGTTGTCATTAGCCGCCTTCGGATTAGCCGTCAAAGATGAGATGGGCAGGGATGTGACGGCGCATCCTCTTCGGGTGCGACCCTAGCCCCCTCAAACCGTTAAGACAATTTCTCGATCAACTTATTCATCTTGTCGATGTGCCTATCACCCACGTGCCGTTCGCCACGAAACCACGAATACACAGACATTCGGCTGATCTTGAAGTAATTGGCAACATCGACAACGGGGATGTCTTTCTTGATACAGATCTTTGCCAACTTTACACCGATCAGGTTTGGGTTGGCATCGTTAACCGCCTGTATAAAAAGACTGGAGTATCCTCGCGCCATTACTCATCGTCCCACTCAGCCAACACCGTCGATGAGTCTTTCTTCTCAGTAGCCACCGGTTCTTTCTTGGTGCGCTTGGTCGGCTCTTCGATGGGGGCAGCGGGTGCAGGTGCGGGTTCTTCAGCTTTGGGTGCCGCAAGTTTCTTTACCCCATCGGCTTCGGCAACCGTCATTGTAATAGCCCGCATGGCGGCGTCAGTCTTGCCCTGCTCAATTGCGGCAAGTGCTTCAGCTTTATCAAGAACCCTAAGAGGCTTAAAGGTTAGTCTAGGCACAGCACTGTCGGTATCAAAACGCATTTCGGTAACAACTGCGGTGATGGGAATACCCTTACTACCAACCATCTTGGCGTAGGTTTGCAGGGGCCACTTGCCGGGAGCACCTTCACCAAAGATCGACGCAGCGGGGAGCGTCAACTGGAAAACATCTCCTTTGATGTCGTTAGCGAGGACTACTGCCAGACGCTGTTGATAACGGCATGCGCGACTATCTCCCTGACCTGAACCCTTGACGTTCTGCGGGCAGTCCACACACCGCTTCGATTGCGGGTTAGCGGCCTTGGCATCCGGCACTTCACCGTCGGAAGACCAGCAGTCCGGTGCACTCACATCCCCGCCTTCGGTGTACTGCTTGAGGTAAAACTGACGGGAAATCTTGGGCGCGGCGTTGACGATCACCACGTTCATGGACCGCTCTTCGTTCTTGGCAATCTCCTTGCCGTTGACCATCATGCGCCACACGCCGCCCTTGATAGAGATACGCTTGATGCCCCCACCGCCGCCACCCATCAGCGACTTGGTTACGTCATCGAGTTCCAGTTCCTTGAGGTAGGAAGGAAGGCCAGCATCCAGCACTGCGAGTTCGTTGCTCATGTTTATCCTCGTTTGGTAATGACTACGGTTTGGGTTACGTCAGAGTTAAGACCGGGGGGAAGTGCGTCCGGGTTTTCTTCAAGAAACTGCGACATGTTTGTGTTGTTGATACGTTGGTGCATAAGTGAGAATGCGTCATGCTCCTTGATGAATTTGTAGAAAGAATCCCAGTCAGAAGTCCAGTAGTTCTTGTTGACCCTGCGGGAAACGGTGCCGTACTCGGTACGGATGGTGGACGCGCCCTGCTCTTTGCAGATTTCAAGCAGTTCGTTTGCGATGATGTCGAGTTGCTCTTTTAATTCTTCGTCTTGCTTGGCTAACTCACGCCGCTTGTCGCGGATCTTGATGTAAACCTTTGCCAGTCGTTCGGCTGTTGGTCTATCGCTCATTTGCACTCTTCTCCTTTTGTCGGATTGGCGTAACTATAAGGGCTATTCGTTACACTGTCAAGTCTCTTCGACGATATTTTTGTAAAGGTCAATCAGTCGGGTGTGGACATCCATCTTCTCCGACAACATCTTATAGACGCGCTTCTCGGCAGGACTGCCCTGTATGTGCACGACAGTGCAGGGGTTGCGTTGACCCGCCCGGTGCACACGGGCGTTTGCTTGCAGGTACGTCTCGGTAGAAGTGATCGGCCCCCACCACACCACCACGTTGGCAGCGTGGAGAGTTACCCCGTGCGCCGCAGCTTGTGGTTGAATTACAAGGACTTGTGGTGATGATGTGGCTTGGAAGTCTGCGAATATTTGGGTGCGTTTGTTGACTGGTATGCCTCCGTGGATGACTTCACACGAAATGTTGTTGCTTTTTAATTCTGATGCAATGATCTCGATGGCATGCTTGAACGGGGCAAACACAATGACTTTGTGACTGGCTTCGTCGATGACCTCCAGCAGCGCTTTCATGCGGTTCTTGGCATCAAACGCCACGATCTCTCCAGTATCCGAGTAGACCGCGCCACACGACAATTGAAGTAATTTATTGAGATTAGTCGCAGCATTGACCGTAGTAATCTCTTCCCCCGCTGCCGTCACCATCATGTCCTTACGGATCTTTTCGTAATACAACTCCTGCTGTGGGGTCAGGGGGATTTCCCGTGTGGCGTACGTCATGTCGGGCAGGTCGAGACACTCTTCTTTGGTGAACCTGATCGCCGGTTGCAGGGCTTTGTGTACAGTGTGTTCGGCTGACTTTTTCGGTATCCACTTGAACTGCGTGATCTTCTGCATGACTTGATCACGGAAAGCGCCAAAAAACTTGGGTACTCCGGTTGGGTTGATTATCTTTGCCAATCCATACGCATCAACAGGTGACTGGGCAGCGGGTGTTCCTGTCAGCATCCATACCCAAGTCTCGGGGGCGATGATGGAGTTGAGCACCTTCCAACGCTTTGTTGCTACGTTTTTGTATGCGTTGGCTTCGTCCACCACGATCAGGTCAAATGCTTCTTCTTTTACTGCATCAGCGACGATCTCAAGCCCGTCGTAGTTGATGATCACGTACTCTGCTTCAGACTGGATAGCCCCGATCCGCTTTTCTTTTGAGTGGCTGTGTGCAATAGCCACTGTGCGGTGCATGGCAAACTTGAACAGGTCGCCTTCCCATGCTGATGACATGATCGACAGGGGGCAGATGACAAGCACCCTGCGAATAGCCCCGATATTCATCAAGTAGTCAGACGCCCATATCACACTAGACGTTTTACCCGTGCCCTGCTCATTGAAGCAGAACGCACGGCGGTGCATGGTGAGGAACGCTGAAGTTGTTCTCTGATGTGCGAACGGGCGGTGTAAGCCGGGCCAGTCGTAATGCGCCTCGATGGGGGAGGGCACGTTTTTGAGTCGCAGATTTTTGAGGACTTGCGCTTCTTCTAGCCCCCACTTAACGAGCACTTCGTGTTCGCTAATCTGCTTCGACTTCGGGATCACCGCAGTGATGCGGCTTGGTTCGCGCACTTTCAACAGCAGTGCTTTGTTTTCTATAATTTGCACTCGATCTCCAATAGCGTGTCACTCAAAAGTGGTCTTTTGAGTTGAAAATTCTTGGCTACTTACGGTAGCC